TTCCACCAAAGCACGTTCAATAGCCTTTTTAGAAGTATTTTGATTTGGGTCATAGTGTTCCTTCGATTCTGCCTCTAGAGAGGCGTAATAGTCGTTTAATTGAGCCTGTATGTCAAAGAAGTTGCCCAGTTGTACTCCCACTTCGTTGATGGTTTGTAACTCGATTTCTTCATAAGTTTGTTGCTTCTTGGAAGCGGCTTTCGCTTTCGCCAAAGGCTTGGGGGCATCTGCTGACTTGGACTTGGGTTTTGGGTTAAACAGTCCAACAATCCAATCCCAGATTCCCTTGATGGCCTTGACATCAGCCATGACTCCTTCAATTGTCTTCTTAGCACCCTCCAGTTCCATGCGCCCTTCGTGGAGCATTGCACAGCCTGATTTGATGGCAGAGACTGCGCCTTGGGCAAGGAGGAGGAGGCTGAAAGGATCAATGGGTCACTCCTCAGACATTAAGGATTTAGCGGTTTCACGCATTGCCGCAGTCCCTGTTAATCCAGTCTTGGAACTCCATTTACTTGGGTCTGCCAATAATTTCAATACTTTATTCTTTTCTGAACTTGGTAACTGATTAAGCAAATTGGAAGCACCTTGTGGATTTTTCATTGCTTGAGTTAATAGATTCATAGTTTCCTTACCTACTGATTTTTCAAACTCAGATAAGGCCTTGTTTCCAGCAGATGCCCAAAAACTAAGGAATGAGGGGAATCTAAATACAGAAGTTTGTTGTTTAACAAGTTCAGATAATGCTTTTTGACCTTCTGATACTTGCTCAGAAACAGATATTTGAGTTAAACGCTTTTGTGCTTGCTCATTTAATGTTGCCAATGTCTCATCTGCCAATTCAGTAGCAATGTTATATTTTCCCGTACCAAGGATTTTTTCTACAACATCAGGAGATTCATTAGTAACTAGTTTTACAAACTCATCAGGATTTGTTTTCCATAAACGTAACGCCTCACCTGATAATTTGCGTTCTGCAATTTTCTGCATCCCTTTGGAATAATCTTCAAGATATTTTCTATATCCTGTTCCACCAGCATCTTCAATAGCATTAACCAATGCAGGTTTAATGTCGGTCAATACTTTAGATGCAAGATTTCTTTGTGAAGTTGCATCCATGCCTGGACGTAAACGCTGAATTGCCGCATTTACAGAGTTTTTCCGTATGGCATCCAATGCTCTAGCATCAATAACACCACCATTGTTTGTCCAGCGAGCAATATCATCTGCTACATTTTTGACAGCACCAATCAATACGTCATCGCCAGCAAAAGATGGATTTTGAGAAATTTGACTAATACTTTGAGCCAACTTATTACCCTCAAGCGGCTTAATTCCAACATTACGCAAAGCATCTGCCGCACCTTGTGCAAATCTTGCTCCTTGACCTAAATCAATTGATCCTTGTGCCGCTTTATCAGACCATTCATTAAATGCTTTTTCAGCCAATTCATTCTTATAAGTATATTTGCTTGCGCCAACAGGTAAACCACGTTTAATCATGTCAAGACGAGCAGATGCTTGCGCTAACTCACCAGCCTTGATTAAATCACGCACTTTCTGAACTTCAGATGCCGCTTCTTCAGTTAATCTACCAGCAGTAGATTCATAATCTGCAACTGCTTTACCCAAGTTTGCGCGACTTAAAGCCGCCTCTCTCATTGGTGTTGTAGTTGTAGTTAAAGCATTTTTAGCATTTTCAAGAATCTGTCTAGTTTCTGTGGCATTTTCACCACCAGCCAATTTTGATAATGCTTTTAATGATTCATCTTCATTGAACAACTTTACTTTTCTTGCAAATTGAGCATCACGTTGTAAAGCATTAGCAATTAATGCTTGCCATGTAGGGTTTTCAATTGATGCAGTAATTTCTGCAACACTTTGACCTGACTTAGCATTTTTCAATATATCTAATACGGCAGGAAGGTCTTTACCAAGAGATTCTCTAGCAATTTCTCCAGCCTTGATTTGTGCAGAACTAATTGATGGAGAAACAATATCTGCTATTTTTCCAACACCTTTTGCAATGATTGGCGCAACAACACGACCGCCTGCTTCATAAGTAGCGCCCTCTAGAATATTACGCAATGGTTCTGTAACCATTTCCGCACCAGTTCTAGGTTTTTGCCCACCAAATAAAGTATCTGCCATTTGCATGGCTTCTTTGCTAATGCCATATCCAAGGCCTGCACCACCAAGCATACCCATTGGCCCCATCGGTGCGCCAATAGCACCACCAGCAACAGAGCCAAGGGCTTCAACAGTAGGAGCAATTACAGGGCGAACTGCCTGATATATTTGTTTACCACTTGGTGCTTCTCTTGGAGCAATTAAAGGTATTCCTTCAGGCGAATACATTCCACCAATATCTTCTGGTTCTTGTTTCTGTGGCACAGGTTGCTGTGGAGTCTTTGTTTGACGCATTGAGTTGGCAATTTGTGCCAAAGCCTTAGCATCCTCAACATTACCTTGAGCATCTGCATTACGTAATGCTTGGATTACTTCGTCATAAGTTGCCATATTGATCTCACTTATTTAAGTATTTATTTACCAAAGCATCAGCGGATATATCTGTTTTACTTTCTGGTCTACGTTCTGGAGGCAACTTGCCCATTGCAGATTCTTGCCAATTTTTATAACTTGTTTCAATTTGTTTTAGATTTTCTCTTAAAGCCTTTGGACTAAGACCTTGGTCAAGAGATGCAACAGCGCCTTCCAATGCGGCTAATTCACGATTAGATACTTGACCTAATGCTCCACCAGTCGGACTTGCGGCTCTCATTTGTTGCAATTGATCGAATCCAAGTCGTGCTTTAATAGTTCCCAAAACAGTTGAAAGTTCTTTTGCAGAAGTGCCAGGCAATACTGATAGATAACTTCCAACACCAGTAGTTCCTGCGCCAATAAGTCCTTCTGCTTCTTTAACTTTACCAAGCACTACTTCTGTATTTTTGATAACACCTTCAGCAGAACCTAATTGTTTATCAATTGCGTCTTGTTTCTTTTGACGCAAAGCATCAATCTTTTCTTGAATCAATTGTTGTTGTAATGATGTTGTTCCTGCTTTTAATTGTGCGCTTAAATTAGCCATTTCACGCTTGAATTCTTGATCTTTATCCATTTGCTCACGTTTAAACTGTAATTGCTCATCAGCAATTCGTTTGCGTTCATCTAATTGAGCCTGAATATTATTTTTTCTTTCAATTGCCATTAACACAGTTTTTGGATCACCATAACGCCTTAAAACACCCTGAATTTGATCTTCAGAAGCATTTTCTGGCAATTGAGACAATGCACTTTGTAATTGTTGTTCACGTTGTCCTGTGATTTCTGCTGATGCTAATTGTTGTTGACCAAGACGAGTGCGTGTTACTTGATTGATAAGTCCTGCTGTTTGAATTGCACCTTGTACATCGCCAGATTGCTGTAAAGCATTGGCATATTGCGTCAAACCTTCTGGACTATTAAGATCAAACTGTTTTGCTAAGGAATTTCTCATGCTGATTAAACGCAACTGAGGGTCTTCAGCGCCCAGTGCACCACCAATAGCACCCGCTAAACGATTAGCACCATAGCCAATGCCTGTTTTAGCAAGAGCAAAAGGGTCGAGTTGTGCTAACTCAGATGCTTGCTTTAATGCTTGTTGATTTTGCTGTTGTTGGTACATCTCAGGAGTAATACCAAACAAACCGCCTACTATTGAATCTGCCATTTGGTTACTCCTTACATCCAATATGCTGAATTAGCATAATCTATTGCTGTTGCAGGATTCCATCCTCCACCAACATCTATGTTGTCAGCCATATTTGACGCTATTGAACCGCCAGGTGTATAGCCACCAAATAATCTTGATAAACCTTGAGTCAATTGTTGATTAGTTCCTGCGTTTATCAAACCAGTTGCTAATGGGTTATATGCCGCCGCTTTATAGGCAAATGGTGCGGCATTTTCTGCACCAAGCATAGTAAATTGACCTGATTTAGCGCCATACGCCGCCGCTTGACCGCCTAAACCAGCACCCAATGTCAATGGATTCTGACCCAATTGCTCAATGCCACTTTGCACACCCAAAGTAGTTTGGAATGGAGACAATGCGCCAACTTGACCTTGCTGATATTGACCGAGCAATCCTGCGCCTTGACCAAACAATCCTGCACCAAAAGCAGTTTGTTGTTGACCAGCCTGTTGTGCATTTGCCGCCAATTGGAGGTCTTGCATAGCCCTAGCATTAGCCAAAGCCGCCGCTTCTGGATTAGCCGCCATCAAATTACCGCCTTGAGCCACAGATAAACCTGTACGACCTGTGTTTTGCAGTTGGTTTGCCAATAAAGCAGATTGCTGTTCACGACTAGGAGCAAGCAAAGCAAGTTGGTTAGTCATGTATTGTTGAGCCGCTTCTTGAGGAGATTGGGCTAAATACTGTTGACCAAGGTTAAACAAACCACTTGCCGCACCTGTTAATGGAGCATATTGGCTAGGGGCTTGTTCTGCCTGACCTAGTTGCTGTGCTTGAAGTGTAGACAACCTATTTTGATAGGCTTGTAATTCAGGAGATACGTTATATCCCGCACCAATCAAATTGCCTTGAGCATCTGTTTGAAAGTTGCTTGTTCCATAACGGGTGGTTATGCCAACAGGACGGAATTTAGCCGCATCTGCCGCTATCTGAGCCGCACGAACCTGTGCATCTGCTGATGCTTGTGCCGCATTTGAGGCAGAGCCTCCTTGCAATGCTCCACCAACTAAACTTAATCCTGCCGATACTGGATCACCCATTTTCTACTCCCTTATGCCTGTGAAGCATAAATTAAGGCTTTATTGCCATTGTTTAAAACCATTTGACCTTTTACAACCCACCCAAAAGACTCAGCAAACTTAGTTAATTTCTTGTTCGTTACATCAACAACCGCCAACAATGGCATATCAACTAAATCCTCTAACTTTGCTAAATCTAATCTATATCTCTTTTTTATTTCTGCTGACCATTTGAAAACATCTGTATGAAACCATAATAAATTGTCAAACAATTCTAGGTAAATTACATAATCTTTCCGAATGACCACAGGAGTCTTCAATACTTGCCTTCCGCAAACACATTCACAAATACAGTTCCGTCTTCCAATGCTTCAATCTCATGCCATTCAGCCTCTTTGAGGTTTATTGGTTGCGTATACTTGTCAATTACTTTCTCAATTCCTTCTTTACGAATTACACAACTACCGCTATTACACATGGTCAAATGGGCATAAATATGTTCATGTCTAGGCAGTCCTTCACCTTTGTTTGCATGGTACACATTGACACTTGCTCCGTCATAAATGACTTGGTGAATCGGACTAACCATTTGCGTCATAATGTTTGCGAGCCTTTTGTCTCTGGTTGAGATTGTGTTGCTAAATTTATAGCCGCAATTTCTCCAAATTCGCCCGCTTTTGCCCTGTTAAATAAATTTATCCCATAATCATAAACATCATGGGATGTTGCACAAAAAGGCATTTCTTCGTTAAGTTCAACCCATTTAACAATCATTGAAATGGATTGACCATCATCACTAGCCCATTGAGGGGTTTTTGCATATTCCAATGTAAACATTTTCTTTCTTTCTTAAGAAACTCTACAAATAAGACCATTAACATTTAAAGTTCCGCCGCAAGTCCAAGTGACAGTAGCACCCATCCATTTCCAAGTTCCAGACAAAGCATTTGAACCTCCAGATGGACCTTGTACTTGTACTTGATTTGTGCCAGCACCTGCTGAATAATTTGATCCCGCTGTTACTGTTCCAGTTAATGCTATTACTCCATAAACATAACTTCCAATGCTATTAAAACTTGGTGCGGCAATAATTAGTGTTCCAGTTGATGTAATAGTTCCACCAGACAATCCATTACCTGTTGCTACTGAAGTAACTGTTCCTGTTGGACCAGCAGTTGATGTCCATGTTGTTCCATTGGAAGTTAAAACATTGCCAGCAGTGCCAGGTGCAACTGTCTGTGGCGTACTAGTTCCATTGCCCAACAATACATTGTTTGCAGTCAAAGTAGCCGCACCTATGCCACCTTGTGCAACAGTTAAAGGAGTTGTCAAACCAGTAATAGAGGTAATGTCAGAGTTAGCACCAGATGATGCGGCACTCAAGTTTGTTCTTGCACCAGAAGCAGTTGATGCACCAGTTCCACCATCTGTCACAGCCAAATCAGTAATACCAGTAATAGAACCACCAGTTATAGCGGCAGTAGCATTGTCTGTCTTGGTAGCAATAGCCGTTTGAATGTTGTTGAATTCAGTATCAATCTCAGTTCCCTTAACAATCTTTAAAGGATTACCAGTAGAAAGACTATCTTTACTGGTGAAGTTGGTTGCTTTGGTGTAATCAGACACGATAAATCCCCTTATGTAATCTTGCCGTTTTTGGCATGAATCTCAATTTTTTGGATACTCAACGCTAGGCTGTTAATATCCATCTCATACCCAGTTTGAATTACCTTGCCCGAACCAGTCGGATAAACACTTAATGTCTGCAAAGCAACGCCACCTGAGTATTCAGCAGTAGTATTGTATTCAGCAACACCATAATATGAAACCCCTTGTGCAGGGATTTCGACAGATTGCGAATAATAGTTACCCGTAAAGTCATATCCCCACTTAAAGGTTACATACTGATCGCTACCACCAATCACAACTACTTTGAGTTTCTTTAAAATAGACGAAACAGAAGGCGCACCAAGGTCTGTATGATTCGTAAAATACTGAAAGCGGTAGGTGGATGTGTTATCAAGATAGCCAGAATAGGTAGCAAGATAGCCTCCTTTTCCGATGTACAAAGTACCATCTTGCTTGGTTAGGAAGGCTTTAGGCTCCATTGAGTCCCAAGAAGTAACCCTAGCCGCACCATCAGGTAAAGTACCCTTCATATCAAAGCAGTAAACTGACTTCAATACAGGCAAAGTCAACAAGTAAATGGCTTCTTTGCTGTTGTATACAGATTTAATAGTAGACAAGGTTTCTCCTGCCACAGCAGAAATCAAGTCATTACGGACATTCTTAGACAAGTCACGCAATGGCATGGACTTCTCTTGGATAGTCCTCAAAGCACTACGAACACCTGTGGATGACAAGAAAACCAAGTCACTACCTGTATAAGCCAAGGAATCCCTAGCCACACAGCCAATTCCTGTGATGACATCTTGTAAAGTCATCGTAGAAGGTGTTGTTGCCCCTTGGTAGACCAAAATATTGTTCTTGCCAAAGATAAACAAAAAGCCGTTATGCGCTCCCAAAGCGACAATTACATCGCCCCCTCTAGGCCAAACAGTCGTGGTATCTAGCGTTCCTGCCGTACCTGAATTCCACTTGTTTGCCAATTTGGTATCGCACCATTGAACAGTCAGTTTGTCAGTAGATGTGTCGGCTGTCCAAAGCCTTCCATAGGCACTTAAAGCCGTGTTAGCCAACTGAGCAGTACCAGCATAGCCTGACAACTCGCTAATGCGTCTATAAGTCGTTGTGGACAGACTAGGATCAAAAACTAGAGGATCATGCCCTGTCTGGAACAGATAGAGTGCGCCAGCCAAGGAAACCATCTGCCAATTGTTTGCAGTAATAGTTGGGGCTGTACCCCCTCCCCCATAGGTCAAAGTCACTATGGTTGTAGTGCTTAACTTAAAGAGTTTGTTGTTTCCCGCCATGATGGTGTAGGAAGTGGCATCAGCAGTCACCACCTCACCAATAGAGGTAATATCATTGGTAGACAAGTCTGCATTTGTAGCAGAATTAACCTTTGTCCAACCTTTTCTAGCCCCGATACGACCATATTGGTCAATTACGCAGTTATTCGCAATAAGTGCAAAGCCTTGAGCCAAATCCAAAGACGAGTCTTGGGTGTTCAACCCAAAAAAGCCTGGGGCTGTAATCGAGAAGGCTTGAATCGGTTGAGCCATTAAACAGCCTCAAATTGATCGTTTTCAGGCGATCTAGCCAACTCTAATGAGATCAAGTCAGACAAGCAAGACTTGTATAGCGCATAGGCTTCTGAACTACTCAGACCACCATCCTCGCCACGCTCAACCAATGCTCTAGCAAATGCACCCAAAACGATGGGTTCTTTTGCCAACAAAGTGGTAGATGAGTCTGTCGTAAAGTCTGCTTCAGGAACAATCAGGCTAAAACGGATGCTATACACAGCATCAGGAACAGGCCAAAAATTGACTTTAATATCACCATTTGTATCTACACCCTTAATAGAGTAATACATTGGCAAACCCTTTGTAGGGGTAGGAGTTGTGTAGTAGAACGAGTCGTAATTAGCATGAGACAAAGGTGATAACTCATAAAAACTACTGGTGTTAATCACATCCATAGTTTTATAACGAATTCCAGCACCCGTAATGCTATATGGGCCAGTTGTATTGGCAATTGTGCTTACAGTAATTGGGGTATTGAAAGCATCCCAATCGTAAGCATCAGAGACTTGACGTTTGGCATCATTGACATACTTGCCAACCAATGCAGAAACTGTATTTTCAGAGACAGTTGTGACTTGTGGTTCACGCATACGAACCAACACATCATTAACCAAATCTAAATAGGTAGGTAATGCCATTACTTCTTCCCTTTATTTCTCGCAGAAATCGCTTTTGCTTTTGCCTTTGCGTCAGCCTTGGAGGAAGCCCCCCATGCCTTTAGAGAAAGAAGCAGTCTTGTTGGTTCACCATTTTTGTACTCGGGGCCACTCATGTTTCCCATACGAGCCAAAAAACTCGATCTTCTCGGGTTATCCCCCGACTTTACTGGTGCTTTCAAATTGCCACCAGTTGCCGCATTATAAGATGCTCTCCCCTTGGCGTTCAAGCCTCCTTTTGGATTCTGGCCTGCTTTTGTTTGCCAAGTGGGAGATTTCATCACTTCACCTTTTTTGGTTTCTTCGCTGTTTTAGCAGATTGAATAAAATCTTGTTTAGTTGGCGCACCTTTGCTACCAACTTTACGCATCTTTTCACCAGAGCCAGCCTTAATCCTTGCCTGTTTAGCATGGATATTGGCGTAGAGTCCTTGCTTAGTAGCCACTTTTCTTCTTCTTTGGCTTGCTCATGCCAACCTCAGACAAAGCGATAGCAACCGCTTGCTTTTGAGACTTAACGACAGGGCCTTTCTTCGAGCCTGAGTGCAGTTTTCCTGCCTTGTACTCATGGTATACTTTTGCTATCTTCTTTTGTTGTTTAGGAGTTGTTTTCATGTCAAACCTTTCTGAAATTTGGAAACCTGTCCCCAATTATGAGGGAATTTATGAAATAAGTAATTATGGCAACTTTGCTGTTTTAAAACAAGATGGTCGAGTTTTAAGAAAATTGAATTCTGCAACTCATTATTTAAGCGTTTCATGCAAATCCTTAGATGGTGAAATACAAAAAAGTTTGTACATTCATAAACTTGTTGCCCATGTTTTTATTGGGAAAAGACCTGATGGAATGATTATTAGACATCTTGATGGAAATAGATTTAACAACCATGTTGACAATTTGTCTTATGGAACTCCAAAACAAAACTATGAAGATGTTGTTAAACATAAATCTCAAAAAGGATCAAACAATGGGCGGGCTATTCTTAATGAATCTGGTGCAAAAGCAGTTAGATACTTAAATGCTTATGGCGTTCCTCAAAAAACTCTTGCTGAAGCATTTGAAGTTTCGATTGGAGCAATCAATGCAACATTAAAGAATAGAAACTGGAAACTTTGGCCATCTTAGGTGCTTTCATGCTTGCTCCTTAGTTAAGTTCTGTTACAGAAACAGTTGAAGTGGTAATAGTTGCATCCTTGATAAAGGCAATCTTTTGACCAGGCGTAACTTTGACAATTTCCACACAATTAGGTGGAATCATTGCTGTTGTTGTAAGGTTTGCTGTTGGGCTAGTACCAATTGCATAATGGCAATGGCCTTGAGAACAAGCAATACGAATCATTGTGGTGTTAGCACCAAAAGCAGTCATCTGAACGCTTGAGGTTGTAACTGTTGCCACTTGAGACGTGCCATTGCTTGCTACGCCATAGGCAACTTGATTTGGGTCTAATTGAAAGGTACTCATGATTTTTCCTTACTGAAGGGTAAGTTGATAAAGGGTGTTTTGGTACAAAGCAACGATTTCATCAATCTTGTTTTGCAAAGCAGTCTCAGTACGAGGAACGATCTGTTGGCGGTTTGCCTCAATCCATTCCATTTCCTGACGCAAGACTTCTGAAACAGTACCTTTGTACTTGTTGTTCACATAAGGAATGTCCAAACGAATGGCATAACGACCCATAAACTGTTGGGCAAAGTCATCTGCCAACGGAATAATTGCGTTATAGAACTCATTGAGAGTATTGTGTTCGGCAAAAGATAGGGTTTTTAGGTGGATTCTGTGGGCTATATCTCTAGCGAGGAACAGCATCCCAACAAACTCACCTGCCGTATTGTTCATTCCTACAAATTTATTGTCCGTTGCCATCATCATTCCTTAGTTATTGGGCCACCCGCTTTCCAAGCGTCACAGGTGCGTTTAGCGGCACAAGTAAAGTGGAAAAGTTCACAAAATCCTAGATTTGCCGCATCAATAAACTGCTGATCGTAGGACAACTCTTTTTCAGAAGTATTCATTGACTCTAAGCCACCCTTGATGCACTCCATCATCTTTGGAGTCTGGATAAATGCGGCACAGTTGCCACAACGCATATCCATAATATCTTTGGTAGGGGCTTTGTACATCTTGGCTTTCTTCAGCCAAAACGCATGATTAGGGTCATTAGGATTGGGTGGGCCATATCCATAAACCTTAAAGGCATGATTGCGGTTCTTCAGATTGGTGGAAACATCCTGAGTTGCCACAGGACATATTTTCCCAGACAACATTCCTTGTTTCATTTGAGCAACCTTCCACCAATAAAGGTGATAAATCCACCAGCCATTGATGCTATGGTCATGCCCATCCAAAAGCCACCCTTGGACTTGTTTGCCAACTCAAGGAGTTCCTTGACATCTTTGGCTAAATTGTGAACTTCAGTCTGCAAAGCCTCAACTTGGGCTTCTATTCTGCCGAAATCTCTCGCATCAATATCACTCATATTCGTTCCTTACGGGGTCTACCCATAGGTTTCTTTAACGTGATTGTGTGCCTTGTTCCATCATCTTTGACATCTTCAACAACAATCGAGGTATCCACAAGTTCATACTCATGGTGTTGTTTCATTCCATCAATGTCATGTTGCGCTGTGAACTCAACCACAGTTCCGCTACGTTTGCATCTGAACAAAGCCATCTATATTCCTAATAGAGAAAAGGGGGACTAGCCCCCTTCTCTTATACGATCAAACGACCAACAACTACACGGATTTTGGT